GTAATGCAGGCCCTGTGCTGGACGGAGGAGAACTACGCCTACATGCAGTACAACAGCGGGCTGCACTACCTGGCGCTGTACCTGGATGGCTACCCCGAAGCTATAGATATGCTGCTGCGCAGCCGCCTGTGGTGGGCCTGGTGGCGCAACCGCTGGGTGGAGCGCGATGAGCAGTGGCTGCGCAATATGCCACAGCCGCGACACCTGTACAGCAACGAGAGCCGCGTAAGCGACTACTATAGCTGCCACGATGCCACCACGCTGGTACATACCATGCGCACCCCACGGCCGCTAACCTACCGCCTGCCTCTGCAGGCAAAAAGGAGGGTAACATGCGCATAGCTACCGAACGTGCCGATGTAAAGGCCATACTGCAGGATGCAGCCATGACGCTGACGGCCCTGCTGGGAGTGCCCATACGGGTGTACATGACCTGCAATATGGTGCTGGATATAGTGGAAAAAGACCGCTTTATAGACGATGTGTGCGCCCTGCTGGGTGTGCCGCGCAGCCAGGCGCTTAGCCATGTGCGCAAAAGAGCGTACAGCGAGGCCCGCATGCTGATAAGCTACTACCTGGTACGCCACAGCAGCGCCGACAAAAGCGCCATAGCGCGCATGCTGGGCTACGACCATACCACCATACTGTACCACGAGCGTACCGTGCGCGAACTGCTGGAGGCAGGCGACCCCAGCATAGTAGAAAAGCACTACCGCATATACAAACTAATGAGGAGCTATGAAAACGAAACTAACACGGCTGCAACTGACATCGCTGGCCGACATACTGAACAACCTGTGCCGGGCGATGCCGGTGGAGGATATGGGCGACAGGCTGCTGCTGTGTATGATGCAGCGGCTGAGCCTGGAGCTGCAGCGCCGCTGCATGGAGGTGAAGGATACCTACCGCATAACATGGCACCCGGAACGGGCTTTAGCATTTTACTGCGTGATGGCGCCCATAGTGCCACAACTGCACAACCTGCCATACGAGCAAACGCTGCTGCAGGGCCTGCTTAACCAAATACACCAACAGTACGCAACATGGACGCAAACACCACCAGCTACGCAGCAGCAGCACTGGCAATAAGCTACCTGCTATACAGCATGTGGCCCGAGATACGCTACCACCGGGCCGTGCGCAGGCACATGCGCCAGTGGCGCAGGCGCAGGCCAAAATGCAACTGATTCAATCACTTTATAAAACCCCAGTAAAATGGCTACACGACAGAAGAAAGTAGTAGTAAGCGGCGTAAGCCGCCAGCAGGCCGAGGAAGCATTTATGCAGTACAACCTGGCCACCAGCAAGCTTGGCGAATACCAGGCTGCCATGAACAACGAGATAACGCAGGTGCGCAACAAGTACGACAAGCCCATAGGCGACCTGCAGGAGCAGCAGGAGGAGCACTTTGACGTGCTTGCTGTGTATGCTGCCGAGCACCCCGAACTGTTTGACAAGCGCAAGAGCGTGGAGTGGACGCACGGCACCTTTGGCTACCGCACCGGCACCCCCAAGCTTAAAACCCGCAAGGGCTTTACCTGGGCCAGCGTACTTACCCTGGTAAAAGGCCTGATGCCCAAGTACGTGCGCACGGTAGAGGAGCTGAACAAAGAGCTGCTGATAGCCGACCGCGAAACCCTGGGCGACAACATGGGCAGCCTGGGTGTAGAGGTAGTGCAGGACGAAACCTTTTATGTGGCGCCCAACCTGCAGGAGGTGGCCTGACAGATGACAGATGACAGGATAGAGATGACAGGATAATACAGCAAGCAATCGAAGGCCCCGGGTGTCTACCCCAAGGGCTGCTTAAACGCCACCTGATTGACACAAAAACCCCCTGTAAACACCCCAAAAAGTGCAAAAAAATGGGCGATAAGGGGGGGGATATTTCCACTTTTTACAGCAAAAAACAATGAAGCAAAACAGCGGAAACGCCCGCCGGGAGCGGGTTTGCGCCCAACCGAACGGTTTGGTGCCGGGCAAAACGCGCTTAACGCGCAAAATTGGTGATTTTGACGGGCTGAAAGTGTACATAGCAGGCAAGGTAATCGGGCTGCCTCCACAGGAGGTGAGTGCCAAATTTGCCAGGGCCGAAGCTGAACTTAAAGCGCTGGGTTACAGCGTGGTAAACCCAATAACGGTGGTGCATGAGCGCTATAGCCAGGCAGAGCTGCAGCGCACTACCTGGCACGAAATAATGCGCATGCTGATAGGCGAGCTGGTGCAGTGCGATGTGGTGTATATGCTGCCCTGCTGGGTACACAGCCCCGGCGCCCACCTGGAACGCTTTGTGGCCGGCAGGCTGCAAATACAAATAGCGGAGGCCCTATGAGCAACCAGTACAACGCGCAGCGCCCGCTAACCGCAAAGCAGGCGCAGTGGGTGGCCGAAAACCGCAGTACCAAAACGATAGCCGCCATGGCCGAAAAGCTAAACCGCACCGAGGCGTGGCTGCAAAAGTGGTGCCTGGATAATGGCATACGGCGCTACCGCATGTTTACCCCATCGGAAAACAAAGCCTTTGCCCGCGACTACAAAACCATGCCTATGGCGCTGCTGTGCGAAAAGTATGGCCTAAGCCCCTACCAGGCGCACTACCGGGCCGATAACCTGGGCGTGGCCGGCAGCAGAGACCGTAGCGTAGATGCCTGGCATGGAGCCACAGGGCGCAAAAGCACCGTGGCGCCCAAGCGCAAAATGCTGAGACCTCAGATAAACGAAAAGGGCAGGCTGGTAACCAGTGCGGTAAGAGGCGACAAACCGGTGAGTAAGGATAAGTACCAGGACACGCAGCGCGACATGCCAAAACCCAAAGTGCCTGTGCGCATAGACCACAAAACGATAGTGTACCTGCCTGCGGATATGACACCAACAGAACGGAAAAAAGTAATAGAACGATATGCCACGCGTACTGGGTATTGACCAACTGCTGCAAAAACGATACTGCCTGCTGCAAGGACTAAGCCCGGCGTTTGTAAAGGCGCATGGCGAACTGGAAGACCGCTTTACGGCCTGCATATACGGCCACAGCGGCCAGGGCAAAAGCAACTACACCATGCAACTGCTGGCCGAACTGCTGAATGCCATGCCGGGCGAGGTGGCGCTGTATGTAGCCCTGGAAGAGGGGCACGGCAAAACCATACAGAACACCGTGGTGCGGCAGGACATGGCCCGCTACAGCGGCCGCATGCGCATAATGGACTGCTGCACCTACGCCGAGCTGCTGGATAAGCTGAGCAAGCGCAAAAGCCCCAAAATAGTGGTGATAGACAGTGTGCAGTACATGGGCCTTACGGTGGAGCAGTACAAGCAGCTAAAGGAGCGCTTCAATAAGAAGATCATGCTGTTTATAAGCCACGCCAGCGGCCGCAGGCCCAAGGCCAGCACGGCCGAGGCTATTACCTACGATGCCAACATAAAGGTGCGCGTAGAGGGCTTTAAAGCACTGGTAACAAGCCGCTTTGGCGGCACCGACAACTATGTGGTATGGGAGGATGGGGCAAAGAAATACTGGGGCAAAAAGTGGAAGAACTTTCATGCACGATAACACAAAAAACCTAATACAATGCAACACTACTGCGACAACTGCGATGCCGTGTGGGCTATAGGCACCGATGAATACGACTACCAGCAGTGCAGCGCCTGCGGGTGGAAGCCAGGCATGCCCACTGATGATGAACGCCTGCCAGACGACCTTAACGAAGACCCTGATTTTTTTGCAGGGGGCGGCTATTGATAACCAACAAATACTAAAACGATGCAACGCAACGAACGTACCACGCTTGGCTTGTTGCTGCCCGGCGACCGGTTTTTCTTTCGCAACGATAAGGACCGCCTGGTGTGGGAGGTAATAAGCCAGGGCGAGCGCTACACCTACATAAACCAACCATACTGCAATGCCTACTGGTACACGCGCCATGTGGAGCGGCAGCAAAAAACCGAGGTGGTGTACCTGAGCAGCCGGCAAAGCCGTGCCGAGGCGCTATTAACCGCTAAGCCCTGATGCCATGAACTGCCTGGAATATGCCCTGCTGTTTTGGCAAGCCAACCCGTACTACCAAATATGGTACAATGGCGACCACTGTATAAACAGTTCCCACCCCATAGAAAGCCGCGATACCACCATGCCATACCGGCCGCTCACCTGGTGGCCTAAGCAGGATATAAAACGTCAGTTTGGCTTTTTGGGTAAGGAGGTAATGAAGATGGTGGATGCTTATTATGATACCGCAAAAACTTTATAGATGAACACAACCAAACTATCGCCCTGTACAATGAGCTTCAGGAAAAGGTTTAACCTGCTGGCTGCACCAATGAAATTTGAAGCAGCGGCAATGATAGGCCGATGCCTTGCAAACAAAACAATGCCTACCGGCAGGCTTATGACAAATGAGGAGTATGCCATCATGCACGAGCTGTGCGAATGGTGCAACGACAATATTCTTTTTGACCGCAAGCCAAGTGGTGATTATAGCGAGTATCTCAATCGCTGATATACGAACCAAATAACACGATGCCATGAGAAAGTTTTTGATAACGGGCGGCAAGTATACCGGGCATATAGCGCTGCTGTACGATGCCGATGAGCAACTGGTGGTAGTGGATATGAGCGAGGCCCGGCTGAGCCGCGAGCAAAAGCGCTACCTGCTTGGCAGGCTGCCGCTGCAGGTGGCTGATATGCCGGCCTTTGGGCAGGTGCTGCCGCTAACCATAGTGGAAAGTAGCTACGAGGTAACCTTTGAAATGTGGTGGGCAGCCTACGCCAAAAAGATAAACAAGGCGCGCTGCCTGCCGCTGTGGGGCAAGCTAAGCAAGGCCGACCAGGTAAAGGCATGGGCCGGCATAAAAAAGTATGATGCCTACCTGAAGCGCGAAAGCTGGCGCAGCAAGGCCGACCCGGAAACGTACCTGCGCGCCAGGATGTGGGAGAATGAGTATTGACAATACAAATGACGTTGCAATGAATATGAAGCTAAACAGGCAACTGCACATGCTGCTGCAGCGCAAGGGGCTGATGGGCCAAAAGGAGGCACTGGTGCTTAGCTACAGCAAGGGGCGCACCAGTAGCAGCAAAGAGCTTACGGATATGGAGGCGGGCGAACTAGTGCGGTGGCTGATGGGCGCCCACCCGGCCTCCACGATAGCGCACCAGGACAATGGGTTGAAGATGCGGCGCAAGATGATTGCCATGGCGTATGAAATGCGCGGCAAGGGCAAGCCTGCTATAGCATGGCTGGATGGCTGGTGCCGCCAGTATGGCTACTTGCACAAAGGGCTAAACAGCTACAAAGCCCATGAGCTGCCAAAACTGCTGGGCCAGTTTGAGGCTGTGTATAAGCATTTTTTGAGTAAGGTGTAATAGGGCTGTTAACTAATTTTTTTCGCAGTAAGATTTTTGGATATAAATTTTGTGAAAACACAAAGCCAATGGAGCGTGTGCGCAGGGGGAGCGTAAAGCTGGTACAAGGCCTGTTTGGGCCGGAAGAGGCAGTGATGCCTGAAGGTGATGGCCGTGGCCGCAATGATGCGCTGGCCGCTATGCGAAATGAACTACTGCTGTACCGCTACTGGTACTACATGAAACACAAAAATTACCGATACGATTTTGCGCTTCACCGCCTGGAGCGCGAATTTTATGTAAGCCAGCGGCGTATAATAGACCTGCTGGATGAAGAGCACGACCAACTGGTGGCGCTGCGCAGTGAGCAGCCCACGATAGCGGTAATGCGGCAACGGTGGCCGCATTGGGTGTGGTAGCCCCCTCCGGCTCCCCCAACGGGGGAGAGAAAGGCGCCCTCCGTCGTTACAATCAATTTACAGTTTCAATTTTTAATGGGAAGGTGACGCGTGTGTCGGCATCGGCTGCCTCAGCATCGAAGTAGGAGGTGGCAAACACGAGGGTGCGTACCCGGTACTCATCGTTTCGCCGCTCGGTGGCTGCCTGCACCCGCATAAGGGGCTGGCACAGGGGCTCTTTGGCAGGGCCTAAGGGCTCCCAACCCTGCAGGGCTTTGTACACTTCGTTTTCCACGTTGTAATACTCCAGGGCTTTATCCCTTACCGTATCGGGGCTAAGGCTATTGGCGCTGCTAAAGGGTGCAAAGCCTATGCGCAATACTACCTGCAGCCTGCCGCTCTGGTGGAGCCTGCCCAGGTTTTCGTAGGTGGCGGCATCAAAATCGAGCAACAGGCACGGCCACGATACGGGCGGGCGTGTTTCGTAGTTTTCGAGCTGGCCCAAATCCTGGTCGGTATAGCGTATGGCGGGTACCATATCTTCAATGCGCTGCAGGATGGCTACGTAAAGGAGGTGGAAGAAAGGCATGGTTATTTGGTTAATACTTGATTAAATGCGGTTTGAATAGCGTTTATGAGGTGCTGATTGAGCACAGGGCTGTGGCCCATAAACTGGCGCTTGGGCATGGTAGCGGTGGAAGCTCCGAAGGTGTAGCCCCTACCTGCGGTGGTTCCTTTTTTGAATTTGCCTTTGCGCTTGCCCTTGGTAATGCGGTTGCGCACAAACAGCTCGGATCGGGCATGGCGCTGTATGGTGCCGCCTTCGTTGTGTATTTGAGCGTATGCCACCTTGCTGTTGCCGGCGCTTATTACAATTAGCTCGGCAGTAACCGTTTTGGGCTGAATGCTATTAACCAGGTTGCTGCTGCGCACCATGAGCGATCCGCGCTTTACCTTTCGCTTGGTGGCCGGCCAGGGTACACCATCCCACTCTTTGGTAGTAAAGCGCTGCTTGAAGTAAGCGGTGGCTTTTTCGGCCAGGATGTTGGGGAGCTGCGCCCGCTGCATGTGGCTGATGCGGGATGCCAACTGGCGCAGGTGGGTGGTAAATTGCTGGGGTGTCATATAAAAAGTTGTATATTTGTGAAGCAAGAGCATAATTGCCGCGCTAAGAATGGGCCAACGCCTGGCGGATGATGGGGGCTGAAACGACTGCAGAATGCAGGGCTTTTATGTTTTAATCCGCAAAAGCACTCTGGGTTACAGGGTGCTTTTTTTATGCACCAGCACGCCACGACGATAGTTGTTTACTATTGATTTTTTGCCTTCAACGAGCGGGAACCAAGACCGCAACCTGATTCCGAGGTAAACATCCATTTCGGCTACCACGGCAATGCTTTCGCCCGTGTAGTGCTTAATGTACACCATGTTGTTCCAGTTGTTGCCTGCCTGGTTGTTTATCCATACCTCATCGGGGTGCAGCAGGGTTTCTTGCATAGCCATCAGGTATTGGGTACGGTATTGCCTGCTTTTTACCTGGTTGGTGGTATGCTGGTCAAAGCTTTCTCGGCTAACGGTAACCGGCTTTTGTGTGTAGTCGGTAATGCTGGCCACCTGCTCGGTTCCCTTTATTTGCGCCCAAAAGTTTTGCGCAGGCTCGTTGAATACGGGCATTGCTTGTGTTCGTTGTACCTTATCAATATCGGGCAGTCCCCAGTTGGTATGCTTGAGCGTGCCAAGCCCCTTGGCCGCCATGCCTGGGAACTTGCGGGTGTACAATTGATTTTCGGTAAATACCTGGCCAAGCTGTGCCCGGTTTACGGCAAAGCCATTGTTTTTGCTTTTGGTAAACTCTGGGCTTTGGGTATAGGCCTTAGCCTGCTGTCGCTGCTCATCCATGTTAATGCCCTGCACATCGCCACGGGTAAGCGGCTCTACGCGGCATCGGCAGTTCCAGTCGTTGGGAGGGTATATGCTATTCCATTTTGGATCGTTAAATGGCAGTACTAAACCATGCAAGGCTGCGTGCTGTGGCCTTACGCGCCCATCGGCTACAGTTACGTATTTCCAAAAGGGGAATATTTCTGCCTGGCTACGCAGCCTATGATATTGTGCTGCGCTTTCGCCTACGCTTATGGCGGTGTGGTACTCGGTTTGCATCCACGCCTTTTGAAAGGTATTGGCCAGGCGGTCGGCTTTGCTTTTAAAGTCGTGCCATCCGGTACTTTCCCTAAAAAGCTGGTTGAGTATTTGCACCTGCACCAGGCTTTTGGCCGCGCTAAATCGAAAGATGTTGGCCTCTAAGGATGCTATAAATGCGGGATGGTTGTAGCCGTATTCAAACTCCTGCCCATCGGCCAGGTTGGGGAGGTACACCCGCATACCCTGGCGTACTGCCTGTATGAGGGCTGTAGCGTATGCTTGTGTAAGCACATACAAGGCGTTTTCAGCCACTCCCTGCTCGGTAAGTACATTAGCATCAATGGCGGCAAGATCGGGCAGTGGTGCGCCCAGGATTGGCGGGCAACACCCTTCGGTATGCTCAGGATGACCTTGTTGATGTGGCCCCGTGGTTACGGGGCTGGGGCGAAAAAATCGGCCAGCGTTTGGCGCAGGCGTTTAAGGGCCCCCGCCCGGCCTTTTCCATCGGGAGTAGGAGTGGCATCTAGCAAGTCGAGTAAGCTCCACAGGTCGTCGGCCTGGCCTTGCTTAGCGTTGGCCTGCTTCATAGCCTGTTCCTGCATCTTTTCCTCTTCCTCCTTTGCCACCAGCTCATCGTAGTTGTCGGGCTTGGGTATGCCGTAGGTTTCGTACCAGTAGTCGTGCCCTATGGGAGCCTGGCCGGCCACCTGTATATCAATGGCTACCTTTTGGCTAAGCTCTGTAACGTCCACCTCTTTTTGAAACTGGAACTTGCCCTGCTGCACCGGCAGCCCATAACTGGTGAGAATGCTGATGAACTGCGGCTGATTGAG